GAGGAACCAATGAAAGTAATGAAATCAAACTGCGGCGCGTCAGTTAAATCGAGCCAGAAGCCTAAGAAGATGAATTCTGGTGGCTTTATGAAAATTGGAGGAGATCTCCAAAAACTAGACGTTAACAAGCGTGAAGAGCAAGGCATGTACGGCGGCGGTATGAAAACCCGTTCAGCTACACCTCGTGCTGGCGAAAGTGGTAAAAAGAAAACAATGGTTAAGCCTAAACCAAAGCCTAAACCAAAGCCGAAGAAACGTACGGGCCCTACTCGTATGAGTACTGGTGGTATGGCTGAAAAAAAACGTGAAGAAGCCGCTAAAGAAAAAGAAGAAAAAGGCGGAAAGAAATACAAGAAAGGTGAGCTTGTCGAAGCATACAAAGGCAAGCATATGAAGAAAAAGAAAAAGTACTAATGGCAACTAAGCGTGTGGACAAGTCAAAGATGGCTTGCAACAAGCCTAGACGTACTTCTGGTGGTTCTAAGAAATTTGTTGTTAAGGCGTGTAAGGATGGCAAAGAAAAGATAATTCGTTTTGGGGATCCCAAGATGAAGATCAAGAAGTCTAATCCTAAAAGACGTAAGAGTTTTCGTGCTAGACATAAGTGTGATACCGCTAAAGATAAAATGACAGCCCGATATTGGAGTTGTAAAAAATGGTAGCAAAAAAGAAAAAACCGGCTAAAAAAAAGGAGCTTACCGAGAGACAAAAGAATACTCTCAAGAAGCACTCGGAACATCATAGTGCAAAACATATGGCTATGATGCGAAGGCTTATGAAAAGCGGGACAAGTTTTACTGAAGCGCACAAAAAGGCGCAAAAAGCCGTGGGCAAGTAAAGGGAGATTTCTAAGGGGGGATTAGTGGCAAAATTTAGTGAAAACACGGATATAACTATTCCATTGAGAAACCTCATTGCCATGATATTTGCCTCTTCGGTTGGTACAATGGCATACTTTTCGATCCAAGAGAGGCTAAACACCCTTGAACATGCGTTTGATAAAAGCCAGATGGAAATCGATCAGAACAACGAATTTAGAATTAAATGGCCTAGAGGAGAGCTAGGTTCCTTACCGGCGGATGCTCGGCAAGATATGTTAATTGAAGGACTAGAGCGCGATGTTGATGATCTGCGCCTAATTCAAGAACAAGTCCACGAGATTACGATTAGATTAGGGACTATGGAAGCTCTTCGAGATGCGGAACAAAAACCAAATGACTGAAGAAAAGAAATATACAGCTATGCAAGAAGCCTTTCTAGAAGCACTATGTGGCTCTGCTAGAGGCAATATCCGTGAAGCTATGGATGTAGCTGGATACTCTGCTAATACTCGTATCAGTGAAGTTGTTAATCCTTTGCGTGACGAGATCATAGATAGAGCAAGCATGGTTCTTGCTATGAACGCCCCAAAGGCGAGTTATAGCATGGTCGATGTATTGAATGACCCCGGTTCAATGGGGGCAAGGAATGCAGTGGCGGCCGCTACTCAGATCCTTGATAGAACCGGACTAGTTAAAAAAGAACAAGTAGAAATCAAAGGGCCAGAAGGGGGCATATTTATTTTACCACCTAAACAGGTGACCCCATCAGATGACGAACCACAACTGGCCGAATAAGAAACGTCCTAACAAAACATCCAAAATTCCATATGGATATAAAGTTAGTGACGAGGACGAATTACTAGCAGTCCCAAATTGGGACTTAATAGGTTTCATTGAAAAAGCGATGGATTTCCTAGATGATGGGAACTCTTATCGGGAAGCCGCAAGATGGTTAAGTGAAACATCAGGAAACGAAGTATCACATCAAGGTCTTGCGAATATTTGGAAGCGACACCGTGGCGGCGATAATCCTAGATTAAAACAGCTTGCTAAACGTAAAAAGAAAAACGCTCCCAAGACTAAGGAACAACGTGAGCTACACGAGCTTAAAAAGCGAGAAGCGGCGGCTAAGAGAAGCCTTACCGCTACTAAGAAAAAGATTACAGCGTTAAATGGGGAAGAGGAAGAACACCCTACCCCAGAAGTCACGCTACAATTCAGCGACAACCTCGACTTCGAGTCCGTCCCAAAACAACGAAATGTTGTCTTCTCACCCAACCCGGGGCCGCAAACAGAATTTCTCGCGGCGTCAGAAAGAGAAGTATTATACGGGGGAGCGGCCGGTGGAGGAAAATCGATTGGATTACTTGCTGACCCCATGCGATATTTCGGAAATCGCAACTTCAATGGACTTATCCTCAGAAGAACTAATGACGAACTTCGGGAACTCATTTGGAAATCTCAGGAACTATATCCGCAAGCGTACCCGGGAGCGAAATGGGCGGAGAAGAAAAGTCAGTGGTTTTTCCCCTCTGGGGCCCGATTATGGATGACATATCTTGAACGCCCTGAAGACGTATTACGATACCAAGGTCAAGCCTTTAGTTACATTGGGTTTGATGAACTCACTCAGCACCCTACGCCATTCGCTTGGGACTATATGCGTAGTAGGCTTCGTACTACTGATCCAGATTTGCCTATTTTTATGCGAGCTACCACGAACCCGGGAGGCCCGGGCCATTCGTGGGTTAAGCAGATGTTTATCGACCCGTGCCCAGCAAATGAAGCATTCAATGCTAGGGATCTGGAGTCGGGTGAAGTCCTAGAGTATCCAGAAGGACATGAAAAGGCGGGACAGCCATTATTTGAAAGGCGGTTCATTCCAGCCACTTTGCGGGATAATCCCTATCTGTATCAAGAGGGTTCCTACGAAGCAAACCTACTCTCGTTACCAGAAAACCAGAGAAGGCAACTTCTGGAAGGTGACTGGGCCATTGCCGATGGAGCGGCGTTTAGCGAATTCAAACAGTCGATCCATGTGGTTGACCCATTTGAAATACCGCTAGACTGGAGAAGATTTAGATCGTGTGACTACGGTTATAGCTCATGGTCAGCCGTTCACTGGTTTGCAATAGACCCAGCATACGAAACTTTAATTGTTTACAGAGAGTTATACGTCAGTAAGCATACAGGCCGGGATCTAGCAAAACGTGTGTTAGAGCTTGAAAAAAACGAACAAATAAGTTATGGTGTACTTGACTCTTCCTGTTGGCATAACCGAGGCCAGATTGGCCCGAGTATAGCAGAAGAGATGATCTCGATGGGATGCCGATGGCGACCATCAGATAGAAGTGCGGGAGCCCGTGTTGCGGGTAAAAATAGACTGCACGAAATTCTTAAATATGACGAAGAAGCAGAAACCCCCGGCATTGTGTTTTTTAACAACTGCCGACAGATTATTGCAGATCTTCCTGTCATACCTTCAGACCCCAAAGGTGGCGATGATATCGATGTCAGATATCGTAGCGACCATACCTACGACAGCATTCGATATGGTGTCATGTCTAGACCAAAAGCAGTTTCACCTTTTGAAGAATGGGGCAAGAATAAAACTGAGCCTTACCGCCCAGCAAGTTTAAAATTTGGATACTAATTAAATGGCAATTGTAGATCGACCAGAAGAAATGAATATGGAGGAGTCCGGGCTTGGCCTAAAGGACTCTGATACACCTGATACTGTTGAACTGGATGGTTTGATTGGTTGGGTAGAAGGTCGCTATAATCGTTCAAAAACATCTAGAGAGTCTGATGAAGACCGCTGGTTAACAGCATACAGAAACTACAGGGGATTATATGGGCCGGATGTCCAGTTCACTGAGAAAGAGAAAAGCCAAGCGTTTATCAAAATTACAAAGACAAAAGTCTTGGCCGCCTATGCTCAAATTGTTGATGTTCTTTTTGCTGGTAGTAAGTTCCCTATTGGTGTCGAGCCCAGTAGGAAGCCTATTGGTGTAGCTGATAGTGTACACTTCGATCCGAAAGAACTAACTCCTGAGAAAGTAGAAGAAGCTACTGGTGGACAAGCCAAGTTACCTAAATCTGGAACCGTAGCAAGACCTGACATTTTAAAGACTGTCGGCCCGTTTGCTGACCAGTTAGAAAGAGTTGAAGACAAACTAAAAGAAGGCCCGGGTATAACTCCGACTTCTCTCACTTTTGAGCCAGCACAGAAAGCGGCTAGAAAGATGGAGTCTACAATTCACGATCAGTTAGACGAAAGCCAAGCAAACAAACATCTAAGATCTACAGCATTTGAAATGTCCCTATTTGGGACTGGCATTATTAAAGGCCCATTTGCACTAAACAAAGAATACCCGAATTGGAATGAAGATGGAGAATACGATCCATTATTTAGAACAATTCCAAAAGTTGAATCAGTCAGTATCTGGAATTTTTATCCAGATCCAGACGCCCGGAATATGGCTGAGACTGAATACGTTATTGAAAGACACAGGTTAAGCCGCTCTCAAATGAGAGCCTTGAAGAAGCGTCCTTTCTTTAGAGAAGAGGCAATTGAAGAGGCGATTGAATTCGGCCCCAATTATACTCCGGCCTATTGGGAAGATGCACTAGAAGACAGTGATATGTCTACCAATGTAGAGCGTTTCGAGGTTCTAGAATATTGGGGTGTAGTAGACGCGGAAATTGCAGAACAAGCTGAATTAGAACTACCTGATGAGGTAGCTGATGATGACGAAGTTCAAGTTAATGCTTGGGTCTGTAATGGACAGGTTTTACGTCTGGTCATAAATCCGTTCACTCCCAGCCATATTCCTTATCACGCTGTTCCTTACGAATTAAATCCATATAGTTTCTTCGGTATCGGTCTTGCTGAAAACATGGAAGAC